CATTAGAATAAATCTTTCCGTAGTTCTTTAACTTTTGCTGTTGTATAGTGGCTCAAGGTTTTGAAATTAATTGTTGGGTATTTAAAATCCTTCACCATTGTCCAAGCGTCTTCACGAACCAAGTCGTAGAACACTGTGTTAATAAGTTGAGGAATGTTCTTGCTAGACCATCCTCCCGTGTCATTGATAATCTTCGCCACCACCTTATCAACCAAGGATGATGTGACTAGCTTAGCAACAATCTTTTCTTCAACGATTTCACAACCAATGAGAGGCGCTCCCATCTCTTTATGGTGTGCTTCTTTGAATTCGTTAGTGACTATCTTAGCCCACGTAACTCTATCATACTTGTTTACGAAGCTGTAGTTTTTAATGACAATGCCTTCGCCAACACCTTCACCATCTTTGATGAGCATAGTGTTCTTATCCAAACACTTTGTAAATGTTTCGATGCTGCCATTCTTAATGATGGCAATGGGTGCAACGTAGTCTAGCTTATACGCCTTCAAGCTTTCTTCATAGCCGTCAAAGGGAATGAACTGTTGTGTTAGTGTATTAAACACATCAAACACATAGAACTTTCGCCATGCATCATCCTTGTAAGTCTTGAGCGAATGAGGGACAAGCCACTCACCGTACAAGATGTAGTAGGGATATTGATATAGGTATTCACCGATGCGCTTATCTGCCAGCATAGCAGCATAGAAGCCTGCATTGTCAGCATCAAGCGACAGTTCTCTATTGCGACTGCCTGCCTTGATTGAATAGTCTTCTGCTGCCCATACACTAGCGTTGGTGCCATCAAGCTTTGGAAACACATAAGTAGTTCCAACTTCAATGGCTTCAACTTCAGTGCTGCCAAACTTCTCAAGGTGGGGATATTTTAAGAAGCTCATACATCATTTCTTTTTAGTGACGGTAGCGAAGGCAGCAATCACTGAAAGCACAATGATAACTATTGGTAAAGCCCATAAGGGCATCAACACAAACCACCAACTCCAGTCGATAAAGTCTGTAAGTTTTAGTCCAATAAACAATACAGTAAGTAGTCCTAAGAAGTTCATACTTTCTTTTTCCTCATCAATTTCTCTTCTGCCGTTTTGTCTTTATGGCAGGGCTTACACAAAATCTGTAGGTTCTCTAATTCACAAAAGAGATTGTCTACATAAACGTCCCAGCTTAAGAACCCTTTGACGGGGTCTACCACTGGTTTAACATGATCAACCTGCACATCACTAGCTACAAAAGATTTCTTACAACCAGCACACTTGTAATGCATGGCAAGCTTTCCAGTTTTGCTATTAGTCTTGCGACCAATGAACGCTTCCTTCAACGCTTTAAACTTTACAGGCCACCTGCGCGAAGCAGCCCGCAAGGCTGATGTAACAAAGCTTCTGAATCTAGCCTCTGTCCATTCACCGTTGTTTCTCATTCTTCAAGGCTGTCAGTTAGATGAGACAAACTCATGTGCTGTTCAGCCATGTAGAACAATTCGTTTGCAATGTCCATAGCTTCTTTACGACTATGGGCAATGAGTTCTTCTGAGCCGTCTTCATCTGAACAAACAACGATGTAGCCGTTGCTGGCTTGTCGGATATAGATTTCAATATCGCTCATTGTTTCCTTCGATGGTTAGGTCTTCATAGACAATGTTACGTACATTGATTTCATCAAGTGCGCTGGTGACATGTGCACAAACAGCATCAAGAAGGTCTTCGTTACTTTCGTAATCTCCTTCAACTTCAAGGTCGTCAAACTCAGCAGTAAAAGATACAGTCACTGTAATCATTTCGTTTCATCCTTATCAAAGGCAAGCAAGAATAACATACAACACATAGCATGTGCAAGGTGGCTCATGCCTGTTTCGCTATCGTTCTTTTCACCATTAGCATACGCAGTGAAGTGGCGAAAGCCTGCATCAATGTAACGCTGCCTAGCATTAGGCACCTTCTTCCAGTTGTCAGGAGCATATTTCTTTGCACCATACGTCAGCACATCAACAACCTCTATCAATGCTTTCCACGGCATCAAGCTCCACTGTGGCTTGTCGTTGTCATACTTGACGCCGCTACTGTCGTTTGCATGAATGGCTTTAACATAGTCTTCAAGCCTGTCAGGAGTTTTCCAAAAGTCGCGGTTGCCAATGATCATTGAACACCACCAATCGTCGGTGTGCTTTCGTCCAAGTGGTACTCGTTGTCATACACGTTCATTGGAACAGCGGTAGCGTCTTCCATGTCACCGAAAGATTGTTCGCAATGTTTATAAGCACGATCTGCCAACTCAGCATCTGTCTCAAGCAGCTTAGTGCAAGCAGCAGTCATCATAGCCGATGATACAAGCTTGCCAATGTCATCTTCTGACAACGACAACGGGCCAATGGCGCTGATCAACAAGTTGTAGCTACCGTCCCAATCACCCTTGTTAATGTTTGTAGGACGAAAGATAATCATCACATCGTTTGGTTTCAGTTCAAGCTCAGTCATCTTTATTCCTTAATGTCGGTGGTATCCACCATTCGTTATCAAACCTTCTAAGCCAAAGCAGCCTAGCATTCTCAAGCACTCGATCAGCATTGCCGTCATAAGCATCTAAACAAACCTGCCACATTGCCAACTCATCGTTGTTGGTTTCACTGAGCATCTTTGCAGCCTTAGCTGGCCCAATACCCACTAGTCCTTTGATGTTATCAGCATCATCGCCTGAAAGTATTTGCTTATAAAACGATAGCAATCCTTCTTCTTCTGTAACGTAGTATCCCACGTTCTTTACAAAGTTGTAATGCCATCCGGGTATCTGATCAAAGTCTTTGTCAACACTCACCATGACGCAGTTGCCTACACCAAGCTTTGTTGCCTCGGTAGCAATGGCATCATCTGCCTCACTACCCTTTACAAGTATTGCATTCCATTCCTGCAGTAGCCAATCACGCATAGCCTGATGGTGTTCTGGTTTAGGTGCTGTTCTGTTTCCTTTGTATGGTGCAGTCACTGCTATTTGTTCACGGAAGTTTTCTTTGCCAGTGATGTAGAGTTTCCAATCATCAACAAAGCATCCCTCATACGTGCGATCTACTTTAAGTGCAAGGATGTCTACGATGTAGCTACTAAGCCTGAGCCTAGCAACCTTAACGTTTTCATCCTTGCAAGCAAAAGCAATTCTGTAAGCCAGTATGTCGGCGTCCAGTAGTGCGATCATTAGTCAGCAGCGGCTACAGGTTCCAGCGGTGCCATCTCAGCTTGTGCGGCTTTAACTTGTGGGTCAGCTTGCTGTTGCAGCAAACCAATCACACCAGCAGAAGTTTCATAAGGCAGCTTAGACAATGCCGCCATCACAATGTTTGCCTGATCAATAGTCAGGGTAAAAGTCAGTTTAAGTTCGTTCATTTTAGAGAGCCTCATCTTCGTTAATATCACCACCAGCACCAGCATACTCAACCAAGTCAGTAATGACTAGCTTCGCAACGGAAGGACTGACGCCTTTCTTGTTCTTGTAAGTCCAAGGGTAAGAGCTAACAATTGCACGAGCCTTGCTTTCGTTACCAATCTCTTCCGTAATTTCATCACCTTCAGTGTCATAAACCTTGATGGGGTTCTGAGACTTGCATGTGATGAACATACCTTTCTCTGGTTGCTTCTCACTAGACTGAACACTGATGCCCATGTCTTCCAAGGCAGCAACAGCACTTTCTGACAAGTTGCACAGATCAACCGTGTACTTGCCTGCCATCTCATTCACCTTGTTGTTAAAGCACCAGTAAACTGTAGCCTTAATCTTCACACGCTTTTTATCTTCACTCATAAACTATTTCCTTTGAAAATGGTGGCGCTAACGAGGCCACCTATGCCGTCTTGTTAGACATAACAAGAAATGTTTGGTTCCAGAAATAGGAATTGAACCTATGACCCACAGCTTAGAAGGCTGTTGCTCTATCCAACTGAGCTATTCTGGAAGGTATTATACATAGCTGTCATCAATATTTACAACAGGTTCTTCATAGCCAATCAAAAGTTTCTTAGCTGCTTCAACATAGTAGCTGTAGTCAATGTCATGGTTGAAGTCTTTAATGTCATTGCACACCCGCACAGACCATCCACTTTCAACAGCAAGCCTACGGTCTGGTTCACCAGTATACACTGGCGGCATAACCTTTATCAACTGCCCACCATCTTTGCAGGCGTAGTAGCGACAAATGTTTTGCTGCTGTATCTCACTACCATCTGCAAACACCTGCACCAGCTTGCTGCTACGAGGCACCTTAGTGCGTAGCATGAAGTCGTACTTGTCTTCGTGGTTGCTGATGAAGCTGTGCAGATCAGCGCCGTGCAGTATAGCAGCTTCTGCAGCCATTGCAATGATGCGACCACCTTGGTCTTGATGCCAACCTAAGCCTTCATACTGGTACGCTCCCTTGCGTTTAACCTTGCCGTCTGTGTACACAGCAATGTAGTTGTTAACGTCACGGATAACCATCTTCGTATACTCAGCAAACTCAAGCTGTAGAGATACCTGCTCTTGCCAGTCTTTGCAGATTTTGTTGTACTGAGGGCGACTACCACGAGGTAGCAGCACTGTAACACCATCGGTATTAACCTGAACAATCTTCAAGCCTTTGATGGCAAGCAGCTTCTCAGCCAGCAGGCACAGCAGCAACTGCCCATTGATGGTGATGGTCATTGTATATTTAGGGTCGTAGAAGGGGCTGTACTTGTTATTGCTGTCGCCATACACACCGTTCAAGGCCAGCTTAAGCATGGCATTCTCAGCCGTGTTCTTTGCATAGCTCTTGCGCTGCTCATACACATCCTTGTAAATGGCACAGAATTCCTGTGACAGATGTTCAGGATAGACGTTGTTGCTAATGGCAATGTTGGGATACATGGATGCAACATCGGCGTCAACAATTACATAGTCAAAGTCTTCTTCAACAATTGATGGTGGCACACTGCCGTGAATGCCGCCAGTACCAAAGTCGAAACGAAAGCCGTCAACAACAACATTCAAGTTGGTTGCTTCTTTCCAATGGCCCCAATGGCTATACTGAGTTTCGCCTTTCTTCTTAGCCTTCAACTCCTTTGGCTGCACCCACCCAAGAGGATGCTCAAGATTGAAATCAATGACATCTTCCACCGTTGGTTCTTCTTTGAATTTCTTACGCTTCTCGATTGTCTCAGCATAGGCAGACACGGAGCCAAGCATGTGTTCTTCAATGTCAGAAAAGACACCCTTAGTTTCAGTGATGTGCTGCTGCTTGAACCAGTCCACCACTGCTAAGAACTCAGGACGTTTGAAGTCGTAGTAATCGAACAAGCAGTCTTCAATGGCAATGCTGGTTCGCTTTGTTTGATTGATGGTGCGAGTGCCATCCTTGTTCTTCTTGTAGCAACTCTCAGGCATGGCCTTCTCAAGCTGCATAATGAAGTAGTCTTTACCAATCTTGGTGTCGTTGTGGTTGATGAAGCTACGCTTATACTTCTTTGTCAGTTCTTCTCTGAATGTGATCAAGGGAATAGATAACAAATAGAAACGCAAGGTGTTGTCAACATCGTGCATGTTGTATTTGATTAGCTCATCCATTTCATTGTCTGCCAGCACAGTGCCGGGTGGATACGGCAAGTCACAGATGTTGTCAGCCTTCATATTAAATTCAATCATCTTCAAGGACGTGGCTCTGGCTACGTTGTCGAAGTGATAGATTTTGAATAGGTCAACCTGCTCCACCATGTCTTTGCCATTAGACCGTTTGAACTCACGCTTCTGGTCAGCAAAGATTGATTGTGCGACACGATAGGCTTTGTCAGCAACAGCCTTGCCTGACACACGAATAGCCTTAACCCTAACTTCAAGCAAGCCTTTGATGACTTCCCAATCGAAACCAACGTTGTTAAAGCCAACCAAACGATCACCGTTGTCATGCAAACAATCAAGGAACGCAAACATCTTGTCTGCTTCGTTCTTGCGCGTAGACATTTCAAACACATTACGCTCTGTGCCGTCAGACTTGATGCAGGCAAAGGTGAAGATGTTTGGATATGTTTCCAGATCGTAGATGTAGTCGCTCATGGTGGTTATGCAGTCATTGATTCTTCTTCATACAACTCAGCCTTATCATTCTCATCATCAGGAGATACAGATGGCTTATACAAAGTGTTAAAGGTTTCAAAGCTACCATCATCGTACAAGCGTATGACAGGGCTGGTGTGAATAATACCAACGCGAATGTAGTAGTGGTTAAGACCATACACGGTTGCTGTCACCCAATTACCATCTGTAACGTCGAAGCGTGGCTGTCCTACATAAAACACCTCGGGCTTATCTGCTGTGGGTGCTGTATCAACTAACCGTGATTTCACAGGCTCTTCACGAATCTTCTGATTGATGATGTTTTGCCAAATGGCAATGTAGTTTTTCATATGTTTCCTTTCAAAGTGCGTCAGAAATATCATCAGTCGGTGTCATCCGTCCTGTGATCTTGTTGTATAGCAAGCAACCGGCAGGGCCAGTGGCGCCATTATGGCGGTTCTTTAAAACCCTACACTGAGTAGTGTTTCTCACCAAAGGGTCATCATGCTGTCCATTACGCTCAAGACCAATCACCATGTCGCTAAGCTGTGCAATTGATGCAGAGCCTCGTAGCTGTGCAAGGCTGGTAGCAGCACCTTCCTCATGGCCTTTGTCAGAGGGACGCTTCAGGTGGCTGACAATGATGAGAGCAATGTTTGTTTCCTGCACAAGCATGCGCAGCTTGGTCATAATTTCGTCAATGGCTTTACGCTCATCGCTGTTTTCCTGTGCCGACACAATGATGCTTAAGTGATCAAGGAAGATGTACTTGCAGCCAATGCCTTTAGCTAAGTAGCGCACACGGTTGACGATGTTGTCAATGCTGGTGCTGCCAAAGTGATCGAACAAGAACACACGACCAGTTCCGAGGGTGGCATCGAAAGCGCCGCGCCGTTGTTGGTCAGACACATTCACAGTGTCAGGCAGATGCAGCGGTGTATCGACAGCCAAGCTCATCAAAGACAGGCCGGTCTTCTTCACGCTCTCTTCAAGAAACATAAGGCCAACATTGTCTGAGGTGTTTTGCAAAATGTGCCAAGCAATCTCACGCAGCACTTGGCTCTTGCCCAGCCCACTACCAGCAGTGACGGTGACAAGCTCACCAAACCTGATGCCATAGGTGAGTTCGTTCAAACCAGCCCAAGGGTATGTGCAGTCTGCTGGTGCCATAGGCTTAGACACCTCATCCCACAGGCTAGAACCGCTCACAATGCCATCGGGAATGAAACCCTCACTAGCCCACCACCGACTAACGAACGCTGCAGTTTTGCCATCAGCAAGCCAGTCGCATGCGTCTTTGTATTCGGGCAAGGGCTTGAACACCTTGGCCTTGCTGCCAAACAACTCAGCCACTTCCTTTGACGCCTTCATGCCCGGTTCATCACCATCAAAGCATATGACAATGTTTTCAAAGCTATTCAAATACTCGTATGATTCTTTGCAGTTTTTCAGAGCAGCAGCAGCACCATTACGAATAGATACAGCAGGGTATTTAGAACCAGTAAGTTGATACACAGCCAAGGCATCAAACTCTCCTTCAGTAATAGTGACATACTTGCCTCCAGATGGAAATATATTCTGACCAAACAATGTGCCAGCAGAGAAGTTGCCAACGGTTGAAAAGGTTTTGTCTTTAACGCTTCTAACTTTAGCACCACAAAGGCCGCTGTCTTTGTCGTAGTAGGGGAAGTAGTAGTTGCCGTCATTACGAACAACACCAAACCTTTCCATAGTTTCTTTGTTTATCTTGCGCTCAGACACGGACGTGCTGATGCCCTTGTTGTAGGTGGTTAAGAAGGTTGTCATGTCTTTGACGACAACAGTTTCAGTGGGCATAGATTTCTCAGTGTAAGAAGATTGATCTGACGGTGTAAATTCGGCACAGGCAAAGCAATAGGTGGAGTAGTCGTCGTTGATGGATAAGCCATCACTGCTGCCACAATCAGGACAGGCTTGGTGAATGGATATGAAGCTCATTATTGAAGCACATGCAACATCATGTTAATACTTTGGATGACAAGGTGTTGTTGTTCAGCATTTAGTTGTGCCCAAGGCTTTGTTGGTGCGGGCCATTTCTTTCTAATGGCTTCGTAATATTTCTCTACATCGCTCATTGTTTTCTTTCAAATATTTTATTAGCAATAATTCTTTCTTCACTGCGTCTGGACAAGCCTCTGATTGTTCCGGGGCTTAGTCCTTTCTTACGCTTTTCATCAACAACTTTAACCATTGCTTTGCTCTTCTTGTTGTTGGCAGTGAAGGCTGGGTCAGTGGCAAAGACGCTGGGACGGGTGTCAGTATGCCACAGAAATGCAGAGACTACTGCTGCGGTCATACAGGAAAGAACGCTTTCATTGTGATGGGGGCTACAGTGCGCAGCACAGCCAGTGCATCTTCTGCAATGAGGCGGTGTTCCTTCTGTGTGCTTTCGTGCAAGCGTTGCTTCAAATAAAATATCCAACTACGCATGGTGCCGTTCATGTACAGGCGAGAACTAGTCAGTCCTTCAGGCAATAGCACACGGGCTTGCTCTTTAGCAATGCCATTGTTAATTGACCACTTGTATGCATAGGCTGCAACGTCAACAACCGTTTGCTGCATCTCTTTCCACTCTTCATTCAAAGCAGGGTCGTTGCTGACGTTGGAGGCTTGTCGGTTCTTTGTATCTTGCAAGCGGCATTCACGCAGCGGTGCAACGTCGAGCAGGTCGGTGGTGGCATAGCGTTGTGAAAACTCTTGGAAGTAGAACGACTTGTGCCGCAATATCTGACGACCAATATCACGGGTTGTATTGATTTCAAGACAGACGTTTGCCATGTCGAAGGGGCTGACGTGTCCCTCTTCCATGCAGTAGTAGAGCAACCTAGTGTTTTCACTAGTTTGATTAGCTGGATTACTAACCCGTGCCATGAACATAATTTGTTTATCAATGGACGGTGTTGCCCATTGAAGACATACTGCTGGTGATTCAGACATTTGAGTTTCTTTCATTGTTCGTTTACTTTTAAAGCCGGTCATACAATTCTATTCCCATAGTCGTCAAACGTTCCATACGCAGGCTTCCTTTCTAACTCTGACATCCTTTGTTTCATTGAGTTATCTGGCTGTGACACATACACAGGCTTGCCTTCGTGATAGGTTTTCACTGCGCGTGGTGGGGCAGCATATAGCTTTGTACCATTAGGCAAATCGTCCCATCCTGAATGCAATGTCATCTGGCCTCTACTATTTTTAGTTGCGCAAGGCTTTTGCTCTAGTTGTGCCTTTAGTTTGTCACGCGTCATAGTAGCCACCATACTCCAATACGCATCTTCCCAATGGGAGGGTTCCTTCTCAGGTTGCACAAGTGCTGCGTCCCATCCTTCTTGAAACGCCTTCCACTCATCATCATCATAGCCAAGGGTGCCGGTGTGATGCACTTGTCGTCCAGCAGAGTTTTGCTTTACGTAAATATCAAAGGCATCAATTTGTTCTTGGGTGTCGTATTGTTTTGTCATATCAATGCGTCCTCGTAGGTAAGTTCAAAGATGTCAGGCTTGCAGGGGTAGTGCTCGCCCTTGACGCCCGTAATAATCCAGTCGCCGGGGGTGACATACATTGGCCCTTCCAATGTGTCGATGAAGTATACAGGATCACTTCCGTTCCATTTTTGTTTAACTGAAATATGGTCATCTATTGAGAACCATTGGGTGGCCTCGATGACCACGGGTTTCTTGCGGAATTTCATGTGTTCTTCTCCTTAACCCATGTACAGGCAAAACAAACTTTCATCATCCAACGCACAAACCAATTAGGTTCATTGCCACGCTGTGGCGTGTAAACTAGCCCTGTACCATTTGGAGTATTACCAAACATATAGCAACGCCACTTAGAATATGTTGGTGTAATAATACGGTAAGTGGTGTTGTTTGATTCACACTTAGTCATATCTCGTCTCCACTCTGCGCCCATTGCGCTGCTTTGCTTGCCAAGAAAAATGCCTCGGCCCGCGTCAGTCGGCTAGACCTGATATACAGCTCACCACCCTCGGTGTAGCCGCAAATCAGCACGTCAGTTAGGTGGTCACTCTCTGTATCTACAAGC